GACAGGAGAAACAACATGGCCAATACGACATTTAATGGACCAGTCCGCTCTGAGGGTGGGTTCGAACAAATCACAAAAGCTGCATCTACTGGTGCAATTACAACTAACCTAGACGTAGACTCTAGTGGTAATTTAACCACTACAGGTAACATTACAGGCAATAAAAAAGTCATTGATGCTACTGGCGCTACACAAGTATTAACTCAAGCCGATTCTGGTAGCCTTGTTTTAGCTAACCGTGCTGCTGGCACAGTTATTACTTTACCTACAGCGGCAGTCGGAATCAATTTTAGAATTCAAATTGCTGTTACATACACAGGCACTTTGAGCATAGATGGTGCTTCTGCAAATGCAGGATATCATGAAGCTTCTAACTTATTAATGAGTGACAAAGATTCACCTGCTACTGAAGTTATTGCTGCTTTCCATGCAGATGGTTCTGACGATGACAAAATTGTTATGGACGGTGACGATAATGGTCGTTTTGTAGGTGGCTACATTGACATAACATGTATAGCAGCTACAGGTGGCTCTTTCACTAAAAGTTGGTTAGCTACTGGTATTGTTTATGCTGATGGAACACAAGCTAACCCATTTAGTTAATAACTCGGAGGTATAGCTCATGGCTATTACAGTCACAGAACAAGTGTTAGCCAATACCGACCGTAAATTAGTTATCAAACGCGGTGTTACGATTGGCGGCACAGAAGACGAAACTAACGCAGTTGTAGTTGATGTAAGTGCCGCACAATTTCAAAATGTTCGTGGTCAGACTATGACAGGCGTTGCTATTGAACGCATTGTTTTAACAACAGTGTCGATCAATAATAATAATTTGATTGTAACTTTAAGTTGGGATGCTGATACAAATGTCCGAATCATTCAATCTGCGCATACGGATAACGACAAAGGCGGTTATTTATTAGATCTTGATGTAGGTTCAGAGTGGGGTGGTTTAACTCCCGGAGGCACAAACCCTACGGGTGATATACTTGCTACTACTACAGGTGGTTCAGCAGATGAAGGATATGACTTAATTTTAGTAATGAGGAAAATCTTTTAATGGCTACAACTAAGAATGTGAAACGTACCCCTTCGGGTAAATTGACATATCGCGGTGAGACATTTAGCGGGTACAACAAGCCAAAACGTACCCCTAATGGTCCTAAGAAATCGGCTGTTTTGGCTAAAAAGGGTGACCAGATCAAGTTAGTACGGTTTGGTGACCCTAATATGTCAATCAAAAAAGACCAGCCAGCGCGTAAAAAAAGCTTTCGTGCTAGACATAAATGCGATACTGCTAAAGATAAATTTAGTGCGCGGTATTGGAGTTGTAAAGCATGGTAGCTAAAAAATTAACCACTAAAGACTTATTAGCTCTAATAGAAAAGCATGAATCAAATTGTGCTATTCGTATGGCTAATATTGAAAAGAAGTTTGATAGTGGTTCTAAACGCTTTGCCCGTATCGAGATGCAGATTATAGGTATCTACGGTATTATTATTGCATTGGATATACTTAACAGAGTAGTTTAATGGCATTTTTACAATCTAACGTACCTTACTTCAAAGCGTGGGTTCGTAGAGAGTATACAAAAAACATGGAAGAATACCACGGTGAGTTTTTACACTGTATGGTAGTAGCAGTAACTTCCATGCCTAACAGGACATTGAGTTTTCAAGTTATTTTCACAGGCTACGAAGCTGATGAAGATGACGAGCCAAATGTTCACGGTGGTGCAATGTGGGCGCGTATGCCGCTAACAGCGTTAGTAGGTGATACCCCATTAGAAAAGTGGCCAAAAGAACTGCCACCTTACTTAGCACAACCTTGGGATTGTATGTCTCACGAACACTCAGTTTATGTCCTCAACAGGGCTACACCAGCTCCTTGGATTGCTAAAGTTGATGGTGAATTTTACCCTGCTAAATACTATTTTACAGTAGATTATACAGACAGCGAAGTAGCTGACGACCCTGCACAACACAAACAGTCCCATGTGTTAGAGTTGTTAGACGCTGGTGACTACACAGGTAATATAGTAGCTTTGCCTAATAATCGTGTGCGAGTAACGCACCCTGCTTGGTTTGAAACAGGCCAAGGCGCACCAGATTTTAGGCCGAACCAACATATATACAATTCTAAACAAGACTTAGAGTATGTATGGGACACCCAACGGGTATTCAACAATTTATACGCAGAGGATACAAACAATGATGAAGAAGAAAGGTAAAGCTAAAGGCATGGCCAAAGGCGGCATGATGAAAAAGAAAGGCATGAAAATGGGCGGTCCTGTTATTAAAAAGAAAGGCATGGCCAAAGGCGGTATGGCTAAGAAAAAAGGTTATGCTAAAGGCGGTGCAGTCAATAAAAACAGTAAGCGTATAGCTGGTCCATACTCATAAGGTTAAATCATGACTGTTGATACTAGCGAGTTTACTCCTGAGATCAGTGAGTATATAGATGAAGCCTACGCGAGATGTGGCGTAGAGTACCGTACTGCATACCAATTAAAGTCTGCAATACGTTCGCTTAACTTTATATTAGCTGATTGGGCTAATAGGGGTTTAAACAGATGGACAATAGAGCAAAAAACGCTTACATTAACTGCCAATGATAATACTTATAGCAATGCTTTTCCTGAAAACGACACTATTGACATATTGTCTATGGTCATACGTACAAACAGTGCAGACGTAAACAAACAAAACGATGTGATTGTTAATAGGATTAGCCGTAGCGAGTATTTGAACATACCTAATAAACTGCAAACAGGTAAGCCTAATCAGTTTTATTTAGACAGAGATACTAACCCTGTTTTGTATTTATGGCCAACTCCAGATGATAAAGAAACGTATAAAATTGTTTATGACGAAATGAAACGTATAGGGCATATTGACCATACGAATGAAAGCCCAGATATACCGTTTAGATTTTATCAATGTCTAGCATCTGGCCTTGCTTATCAATTGTCGTTAAAGTTTGCACCCGATAGGGTAGGTTTGTTGAAACAAGAATATGAAGAAGATTTTAAACGTGCCGCAGATGAAGATAGAGATAGGTCTGGGTTGAAATTAATTTCTAACGGTGCTTATAGTCGTGTCTA